AGAGTCTTAGTTCTAGTTACTTGAGAACATCTACCAAACAGACCTTCTAATACTAGTTGGTTACATTCTGATCCATCAAGTGTGCCTGTAAAACCAATTCTATACTTACACTTATGGAGCTTAGTCATCAACGTAGTAAGAGATTTGGCTTTGAAAAGGTGCGCTTCGTCACCTACGATAACATCAAATTGTTCAAACCATTTACGAGGTTGTTTATAGATTGACTGCCAAGTTGAAATAGTTACATAATGATTATTGTTCTTTGATTCACCTGCATAAATTTTATAGCAGAATACATCTACTTTCCATCCATAATCAGCAAAGTCTTTATACATTTGCTCTACAAGGGATGTAGTAGGAACTACAATCAAAACTCTTCTATTAACATTAACATGAAAACGTACCAATGAATAAATCATCAAGGATTTCCCGCTGGCAGTTGGGGACAATAGGAGTCGTCTGTTGTATCGTAGGGATTCGTATATTGCTCGGTATTGGTAATCGCGTACCTGAACAGGAAGGTCCAGGCTTTTTACAAACCCAGCCACCGACTGCGGAGTTACAAATTGATTTTCCTCAGATGGAAGCCCAAAGTGTTCGTTAGATTCAAATTTATATTCATACCCTCTCTCTTGACACCAATCCTGTAGGTAGTTTAATAACCCTACGTAAATATCTCCAGTGCCAGGAGAATACAATCTTATTTTACCATCCCATCGCCGATATCTTTTTGTCCTTTGCAAAAACTTTGCGGATGGTACTTCAAAGGTGAAGTAATCAGACAGTTCATGATGTACATGCTGCTCCGCATCTACTGTAAGATAGACTTCGTTCTTCTTTTTGATTGTGATCACAGTTACATACCAGCTTGGAACTTTTCCCAATCAATAGCACTCTTGATGTGGAAGCCTCGGTTCTGAATCATACGGATAATTGAATCCAAATAATTCATACACGTTTCTATGTATGCTAGTTTGGATCGGGTCTTAATGACCTCTGCGTCTGCGTTTATAAAGGTTTCTACTTCATCTCTATTAGTTAATTTCAAATCAAAAGGCACCTCACGGTATGCTACCGCAGGTGCTTTGCCTTTATAGTATTTCCATTTATCACGAATTAAGGTATTTAATTTACCTTCTGTTTCAATCTTCATACCAGAGAATACATTAATATACTCGTAGTATTTCGCATGAAGACTAGCGATCTTAACAGATTCTTCAGAGTATAAGTCAGGTTGAATCTGACTATCTACTCTCCACTGTTCTTGGATAGTCTCCAGATTCATTATATACCTTGGTCTTTAGTTTTTTCTAAAAATTCTTTTAAACTTGATTGACAGTTTGGTGGTTCAGGATCTTTATAACCTTTTATATCCTTCCACTTATTATATAATGCTCCCATCATCCATGACTGAGAAAGACTTGTAGGTCCATTCTCCAGTAGATCTAACTCATACTTACTAGAAGTATAAGCTTTGTATTCTTCTCTCCAATTGGAGTTATCAATTGGTTCCTTTGTCATGCTAGACCTCCTATGGGTAAGAGTCTATCACGAAGTAGGTCGGTTGTCAAGTAGTTCGTCTCTTACCAGAGTTAACAGCCCTAACCTCATAGAGAGTATAGTTGAATGTTGCCTGTGCTTGGAAGAACTGCGTGTCGGTTTGCGTTACGTCAAATGATAGGGTGGATAAGTTCGTTGGAAATAGATCTTCAAAGACCACTTCAAACGAAATGTTGTTTTGATTATTTAGTACTTGAAGTGTAGCGTCACTTACAAGTGATTTATAGTTTGCAGCATCGGGTGTAGTTCTCTTATCAACAATCCAAACCCCTCTCTCATTTAAATCTTGTGGAGTACCTAATGCTCTCATCCAGTTATGAATCTGCATATAATTTTCTAAATTCTCATCCACCAAGAACGATACACTAAATTCTCCATAGCGTATGTTACCATCAATAGGATATGATACTAAACCTCTAGTTGGTATAGAAATATCTCCGACAGTTATATCAGGAATACTTGCTTGCTGAACTAGGAACGCAACCTTCGGTGCTTTCTCTAATATGAACTTAAACCCTATAGGTGCAAGAAAGTTCTTATTTTTTAATTCTTGTTCGTACCACGTAGCAGCCATATCAACATCCTAGCATCATTATTATTTAGTATAGATGGTGTCTCCGACACACAACACATCCAGATCAGTGTCATGTAATAACTGGAGAGCATCACTAACTCTACCTGCAATAGGTTTACCACCATTATTGAGAGAAGTATTAAGTACCATCGGTAATCCAGTCAGTTCTTCAAAGACCGATATAAGATCGTAATAGTCTTCTTTATCCTCACCTACTGTCTGTGGTCTACATGTACCATCCGCATGTGTAATAGATTTAAAAGTTTCTGGATCTCTTACATCCATACAGTACAACATATAGTCTGACTTCCCTTCCCATACAAAGTAATCACTTACTTTATCTTCAATTACACTTGCACCAAATGGTCTAAACCACTCACGGTGTTTTACTCTTTTATTTAAAAACTCTTTTCCGTCTGCTAAATCAGGACGCATCAGTATAGATCTGTTACCTAATGCTCTGGGACCTAGTTCACCATGTCCTTGATACCATCCAACAATTCTACCATCAGCAATATACTCAGCAACCTGTGTAATAGTTTTAGGTGATGGTCTCTCAGCAGGTGCTTCATCATCTTGCCAGAATGGGAATCCACTTCTATCAAATTCAGGTTGCTTCCACTGTCTTCTTAACCACTCAACTATACCAAGTGTTAGACCTTCATCAGCACAGTGTGGTATAATATTTAAGTTTGGTCTTACCTTTTTAATCTTAGAATTTACGATAGTATTGAGAGCAACCCCACCACTGTAGAGTATAGTGTCATTAGGTCTACTACTCTTTACGAAATGATTTACAAGAGTATCTTCTGTAACACTATGACAGAATTGAATTTGATCTAGTACCTTATGATCTTCTTCCTCACCTTGGTGTATTAAACGTTCAATATATTCTAGGTTCCATAGATCCCTTATACCTTCAATACCCATATCATAGGTATGACATTCTAATTTAGTTTTTTCTAAACACTCAGGTGTCAATCTACCATAGGCTTTTAATGCCATGACTTTACCTGCCATGTCATGTGGACTACCTTGTAACTTTAATATATGACCACCAAGATCCCCTAACACTCCACCAAAACTAGGTGCATCATTAGTAGTATATCTTTGAAATCTTTCATCACCATGATATGCAGTGAAGGTTATCTTATCATCACCGAATCCATCATACACAAAATTAACATCCGATTCAATACCAAGTGGCCATGCACTTAGCATATGAGCATAGTGATGATCTATTCTATAGATGGGACAGTCATACCCAATATCTCTGAAGACTGGTATTTCAATTTGTTCAAATAACTTCTTCTCGTCTGTCTGTATCCTTGGGTACATATGACAGTCTAATACTATACCAATAGCATCAACGTCTTTAGGATCAAAAGTCTCTCCAGTTCTACAATATGAATAACGCTCTAGACTATGTGCCCACGATGTTAAATCCCGTGGTGCATAATGCTTTTGTTGCAAATCTCTTTCATGTTTATAGTACCATACCTTATCATCAACAGTATAAGTGATACTACTATCATGGTCACATAATCTTAATCCTAAGAAGTTCATAATGTAGTCAATCCTAATTTTATTTAGACACAAAAAAAAGACCCCCGAAGGAGTCTCTTTTTTAATCTTATGTGATGGATCACATGAGGTTTGTAACTTGTACACGTCTGTAGTACTTGTTAGTATTAGCAGTAAGTGCGCCAGATCCTTGTGTAAGACCTTGTGAGAATGGGTTTGAAACCATGCCGTAACGAGTCTTGAATCCAATTTTTGGTTGGAAGGTATCAGGATTGATCGCTCTGACTTGCTGTAGAGGAACGTAAGGACAATAGAATAGTCCAGCGTCATAAGGAGAAGTACCTTTGTATCCAGCAACGTAGAAGTGCTTATCAGCAACGTTAGCAGAATATGGGTCAACGTAAACCTTAATGCGTCCGTTAAGAGTACCAACGAATGTTGAAGAAGTGTCATCAACAGATGTTAGACTGTTATTACCATTAAGAGCAGGAGCGTAGTCAAGAACACCAGCCATGCCTAGAGCAGAAGCAACGTCTGCGGAGCAGATCATTATGTTGCCCTTCCCGCGACGAGTCTCTTGTCCGATAGCGTTTGCATCTCTTTCAATCTGGAATAGAAGTCCTTTGAATTTCTCAACAGACCATCTACCATTTGAGTCAACGTCTAGGTCAAAGATTCCGTCTGTTGCGGTATCATTGATAGCACCTTTAACAGCGTTAACGTAGATTGTACGAACAACTTCACGGTTGATTTCAGCAAGAATTTCAGTTGAAAGAATATTGCTAAGTTCCTGTTCAGCATCCAAACCATGAATTGCCTTAAGGTCTTGAGCAAGTTCTAAACTGTACTCTGCTTTCAAAGCACGAGACTTTGCAGTCACCGTTACTTTCTCAATGGCGAAGCCCATTTCGCGGAACTCAGTTCCAGACTCACCTAAAGCTTCAGCACTTGCTGTTGCTAATCCTTGAGCATCACCTGTTAACTCGTAAGTTCCTGGTGAACCGTCGTTAAGAACGGCAGGGTTAGTACCCTCAGCGTCGTTGTTAGCAGAGCTAGAAGCGCCTGGATCATAGGAGGTTCCTGAACCACCAGATTGACCAGCGTTTGGCTCGTTGAAGAATGCTTCTCTGTATGCTGCATTCTGAGGGTCTCTTTGTGTACCGTAGTTAGTACGCATTGCGAAGATAAGTCCAGTTGGACCTGTCATTGGTTGAACGCCAGCAATGTCATAAGCAATAAGCTTAGGCATTGAACGACGAATCAAACTAATGAGTACAGGGTCAAAACCAGCAACAGGACCTGTTGCAGTAGCACCAGCACCGAATCCGCCTGTTCCAGCAGAGTTAGTTGGGGCTTCTGTTAGCATCTGCGACTCTTCGCGAGCAGCAAATTCTTGGTTCTCAAGAAGTTGTGCGACAACTCCACGCTTGTGAGAGTCTTCTATCTTTGGAAGACTATCGTGCTCAAGTACGGGTGCCCACTTCTCTTGTAATTGTTTTAGATCAGCCATTTTAATTCCTTAAAATTGTTTTTAGAAAAGTAGTGTTTACAAAATCATGCTTAATTAGTCCAACGGCTCAGGGCATCAACATAAGCTCCCATCACGCCTTCTGGTTTGGACTCTTCTACTAGGGGTTCTGAGTCTACACTTGGGTCACTAGTAGATGTAACTACAGTTTCCTTTTTGTTAGTGAAGTAAGATTCCTTAATAGTTGTGATCTTCTTACGAAAATCATCCTCACTCTCAAACTCAACACCCTCAGAAAGTTCGCTTAGCTTCTCTTTCTGTGTCTCACTGAGACCTAGAGCACACTCTGTCACAATTTCCATTTTAGTAAAGGCACCAACTTTCTTATTCAAAGAAACGTTAGCTTCAATTTGCTCGTTGAGTTTTCCTTCCATTTCATCTAATTGCTCAACCATACCGTCTAGGAGGTTGAACTTCTCTTCGGGTACACCAACATGGTGTTCCACGAATAGATCTTTAAGACCAGTCATGAATGACTCTGCAATCTCGTTTTTAACACCATGCTCAATAGCAAGGGCGTTTTCTTCTGCCCACTGCTTTGCAGCATACGAGATGTAGTCGTCAACCTTCTCGGCCAATTCTGTTTTGATTGCTTCCACTTGTTCGGTAAGTGCAGCTTCAAATGCTTCTTGTAGTGATGCTTTCTCTTTAGTAACGCGAGAATTAACAGCAGCTTCAAAAATAGTAACTGCTTTGTCTCTAAACTCTTCGCTTAGTTCTTCACCAGCGACAAGAGCGTTAACATCTTCAGTAAAGTCGTACTCGGCTTCAGGGGTTTCTTCTTGGATCGCTTCGCCATCTGTCTCCTTAGAGTCAAAGATTTTTCCTGAGAGTCCAGCACTTACGTTACCAGATCCTGCATCAGATCCCTTCGTTTTAATTGAAGAGTCTTTAGTTGCACCAACAGGTGCGGCAGCCTTAGCACCGAGGTTATCTGTACCTTCGGGGTTAGACTTGTTATCTGATCCACCGATGTCGGAATGTTTCGCACCAGAGGTATCAATTTTTTCACCAGAGGTTGCCCCCTTCTTTATGGCGGCAACACCAGTCGCTGCGTCTTCGTTGACAGCAGTTTCTGACATTGAAGCCTCAAATTCTGTGTCGCGGGTTTCGGACATTTGTGGTTCTCCTGAGTTCAGCATTTGCTTTTATCTAAGATTATTTATACTTTATAATGTTTGTAAAAAGGATTTGAACGCGGAAATCTTGCGTTCTTGGATGTTGACGAGAGTAGCTGCATCAAGTTCTTTCTTAATTTCAGCTATTTTGGACTCTTTAATGACTCCGTTATCCCACACCCACTCTTTACCTTCCATGATTCCATCCACAAATGCGTCTGGAGCTGATGGATCTGCTACAATATCAGCAGCGGTTGCCAACATGAAGTCATCCTGTATGATGTTCATGTTATTTTCTCTACGGATGGATCCCATACCGCGAGATGATACACCTAGTTTTACACCTTCATCAAGTAGGTTTTTAGCGATAGATCCCATTGGTGTATCCATGATCTTCGCTCTACCGATGAAATTAGATCCCTCTTGTTTAAGAGAATTGATCTTGTGTGACACACGATCTAAGTTGATGGAAGGACCATCAGGGTGACCGAGTTCTCCAAGAGCTCTTCCTTTAGTAATGAAAGACTCTTCGTATTTAGCAACTTCCCTACCAAGGGTTTCCACGGGATAGTATCTCCCGTTTCTATTCTTGATGTTACCTTGCAAGAAGACACCCTCAATGTAGTGTGCTTTCTTACCGTTTTTTTCTTCGGTAATAAATTCTACCTGATTGATTTCTTCAGCTATTAGCTTCATCATTCGTCTCCTCTTCTGGGGTAGTTTCTGTTTCAGCAGATGCTTCTGGTTCTACACTTGAAGGTGTACCAGGAGCTTCATCCTCTGGTGGTTCATGGGGTTGACGTTCGCCAGGATCGTAGTCCTTAACTTGGTTAGTCCCATCAGGCAGAGTAGCACTTAACTCATCAGCAGCAGCTTGACCAGTTTGTGCAGGATCGTAACCCCACTTCTGTGCCCAGTCTGCCTTAGTTGCTTGTACTAAGTCATAAGATGCAGCAGATAAAGCAGTATTAGTTTGATCCAATGCAGCTGCTTTATCATCAGCAAAAATCTTATTCACTATGTCAGTTGCTATTTCTGATGCCATAATATGTATCTATGTATAGTACTATTTAGAAAGTTCCGCGCTTCGCATCTTCAGCACTAAGATCTTTGTCGTTAAATAACGGTTTTTGTTCTTGTGCAGGAGCTGCTCCACCAGCAGGATCCATTCCCCCACCAGCAGCGGCCATCATTGCTTCTTCAGCAGGATCAACGATCTTACCTTCTGCCATTTCTTCTTCAATCTGTTTATCTATTTCTTTAATTTCTACGTCAGTTTGCTTAAGAACCTGACGACGTACGTAATCTATTGAGAAGTATTTGCCTACGAATGGATCAATTGTGTTAACCAGATTCATTCTTTCATTGCGGATCTCAGTCTCCTTCAGTTCGTTGAAGTAACTATCAGCGATATAATCTATCTGAATGTTCTCCTTCATGTCATCCCATTCTTCAATGGAGATGATACCCTTAAGAATTAACTGAGTTTTCAAAAGATCCATGAATAGTTCACCGAATCTCTTGCGTAAACGTGCAATGAATTTCTGGAATTTAACTTCGTCTCGTGTTATCTCTGCTGCGCGACCAATGTTAAATGTAGTTTCTGTTTCTAATCTAGAAGTTGGAACGTTAAGTGCTTTGTATAATTTCTTCTGGAAGTACTTAACATCTTCTAACTCACCTAAGTTCTGACCACCTGGTAAAGTTGTAATCTCAGTTCCTCTACCACCTTCACGTCTAGGTAACCAGAAATCTTCTAGCATAGACATGAACTTCTTGTCATCTCTTATCTCACCAGTTGCTGCATCATATACTAACTTGTTACGGTATCTACCCATAACTTCACGGAGGTATTGCTCCGCTTTTTGCTTAGGTAAGTTACCTACATCAATGTAGAAAATTCTTCTTTCTGGTGCTCTTGATAATCTGTAGATAACAAGAGAGTCTTCAATCATGCGGAGTTGGTTTACCGCTTTAATTGCTTTATGTAAATGAGACAGTACCATGTTCTTATTCAGATCCATGATACCTGAGTGAACATAAGTAACAGAATCAGGAGAAATCTTCAGTCCTTGATTACCTGTTTGCTTAAGTCCCTTTGGATTGTATAGGAAATAATCTACTTGTTTCTGAGTTAGAGCATCATTTAATTCTACTGGTGCTCCAGAACGGATCTTATTAGCACCGTCTATCTCAGTAACCTTTCTAATCTTGCGAGGGTCAATATATCTAATGTCAACCAGACCCTTCTTTGGTTGCTTAGGATCAATTACCTTATGATAAAAAAGTCTTCCGTCCACATACCAGCGGCGAAAGATCTCATAACTTCTATTGTCAAAATCTAAAAGTCTTAGAATCGTATCAAACTCTTCTCTAATTAACTTCTTGATTTTTTCTGATTGCTTTAAATTTGATAGTTCAACTGCTACTGGTACTGCGTCAAAGTTCCCACATATTGTTTCGTTAACCACATCATCTACAGCAGAGTCACACTCTGGTTGTAGAATCATATCACGATAACGTCCAATTAACTCATACTCATTACGAACAGTGCCATCTATATCTACGGTGTAGCCAAAGTGGGATCCCCCTACGACTGGATACGATCCGTCTAGGTGATCCTTTTGAACGAAAGAAGGCCCCTTTGGAGCCTTCTTCGCTCTTTCTATGGAAAAACCGAATAGTTGTGACATCACTTATGCTCTATTATGTAAGTATTTAGGTACTTACGCAGACCCTATCTTAGGCGACTACGCCATCAGGGATTGCTTGCCAGTACTGAACCTGAAGTTCTACGGTGAATTCTTCAACAGCATCGTTGCTTCCGAAGTCCAAATCAATCGCCGAAACGTTGCTTGGGAATACATCTGTAAACTTATAAGATCTCAAGATGCTTGCCTTCTCTCCAGAAGATGCATCGCGAGATAGTTGGTGAACAAACATATCTGCAAAATATCCTGTAGCATCAGACTCATCGCCAAGTCCAGAGACCTGTGTGATGTTTTCATTAGCGGCTTGAATCTTTTCTACCCATACCTCAAATGCGTTGCGGAGTGCGAACTTACTGTCATTCATAACAGTAATTGTCCAAGGTTCAAAAGTCCTGTCTCCAGCGATCTTTAGAACACGTCCTCTAAAAGGAACCTCAACGATACCCATTTGACTGGAAGGTAAGTTCGCTGCGCGAACAGTGTACTTACCTAACTGTTGTAATCCAGTACCGTTTGCAATCACCTGAGAAGGGAAGGCAAGGTCAATCTGAAATAGATTGGGTCTCGCAAAATCCGAAACTACGCTTGACTTAAATGAGTCAATAGTGCCTCTTACTGCCATTTTCTCTTTCTCCTGATGTTATTATTATTTAGACTAAGAAGCAATTTCAGAGAAGGCTACGCCCGTTCTGGTTGCTGTGAAGGTCAATGTAATGTAGTTGATAGTACGTGTTGGCTTAACGTATATCTCAGCGTAGAACTCACCACGATCAACAGAATCAGGAGGGTTATTCTCTTCGTCACACTTAACCAAGAAATCGGTGACCCCACGACGGCCTTGGACATCGCGTAAATAAGGTTCAACGATATTACGGAAGAGTGACCTTGAAGTCTCATCGTTCTGCTCAAATAGTTGTTGCTTTGCAGCACTACTTATAACTCTTTCCATTGTAAGGAAGAGACGGCGAACGTTAATTCTGTCAAAGGCAGACTGGTAACCAAGTGCAGTCTTATCACCGAATAGGATAATACCTTGTCCAGGGAATGAGACGATTGGGTTAACTCTTTCTGCGTACAACTTATCGCGTTGATCTTTGTTAGGAGAGTAAGCAAGTTTAATTGCATTACGTAGAACACCACGAGAGAAACCAGCAGGTGAATACCAAGGATCTTGGTTGATACCTGTTTCTAGGCAGAGTCCAGCAGTGTCTCCATTGCAAGGAATGTAACGATAAACATCATTGTACTTGTCATAGACGTACTTGTAACCTGCGTCTAGAACAGCATAAGATGTAGAACCAATTTTATTAAAATAGGTTAGGATGCGTTCTGTAATCGTATCAGCATTTGATTGACCAATAACATCAGTTCTCTGTGGAGAGAAGAATGCTAGGCAATCCTTACGTGTATTAACGATTTGAAGAATAGCATTTGCTTTTGCTACAGCAGCATCAGTAGTTTCTCCTTGAGGACCACTAAGGATGTAATCAACTTGTAATGATTCTGCATCAGATACTAAGTTGTATGCTGTACTAAAGTTTGCTGAAGTGTTAGAATAGTCATCTGCACCACCAGCGAATTTATACTGAAGTGAAGAACCTTCAAATCCACCAACGTGCTCACGTCCACTTGGTTCTGAAATAACAGGACCAGCAGATTGGATTAAGTTGAATGAACGGTTTGCAGCAGCATTACCCCAGTCACCTGAAGAAGCAGCAGCACCTACTGTAAATGTATCAGCAGGATGTGAACCCCAATAGATGTAAGAAGAAGTCTGCTTAAGAACATTACCGTAGTAGTTGTTCTCTCCGACTGTGCTCTTAGCATCAGTTGCTTTAGATACTGAGATGAACTTCTCTAGAAGTGTATTAGGTGTTCCACTTAGAGCACCATCACCATCAAGAACGATGACGTGAAGCTCGTCACGATATCCACCTTTGTCAGTTGTATAGAGTGAAGTTGCTGGACGTGGTGCAATAGATACCCACTTTTTACCAGGAAGATACTCACGCTCAGGATACTCATCTCTTACTGCACTTATAGTAGCAGTAGCAGAGTTGTCATCTGAAATTGTATTAGTTGCAGCGAATGCACCAGAGTCTTTGGCAAGTGCAACTTGTAGTTCACGAGTAACACTATCAATAGAACCTGTAACAGTACCCTGTGTCAATACCATTGTGCTATCAATGATACCAGTAATACCAGCACCAGGAATTGCAATCTCAGCAATACGATCTGTTGGATTCCATGCAAGAATAGTAATCGTCTGAGGTGAACCACCAATTTCAATAGTGGAAGCAGTTACTGTACCTTCAAAGGCCCAAATAACAGCACCGTCAGTAACGTTACCAGACGTATGGGTAGGAGCAGTAGCACCAGCAGTACCAGCATTTTGAGCAACGTAAGACTTACCACCGTTACTAACTCTAGCGTACTGACTATAGTATGAACCTTGTGACCATGCATCATGCACTACAGGAGTGAAATCACCTGTTACGTCTGTTTCAATTTGAAGTTTGATTGTATAGCGGAAAACCTTACCAGATTTACCACCGTTAGAAACACCAGCACCTTTAACAAACTCATACTCGTTACCAGATGAGGGAGCAGTAATTGTTGCGATCTGATCAGCACCAGCGTCGGTTAAAAATACTCTTAGTGAGTTTCCATAAGCACCTGGAGTTTGTGTTCCAATCTTCCAGTTGTTTGTTTGACCAGTCTCATATGTGGTCTCGTAGTCTTGTAAATTCTTGATCTTAACAGCAGCTGCATTGCTAACCGCATTTTTCAAGTTTGTTGCATCTGCACGGATGGTTTTTAGTGTGCCTCCGTAGCTTAAGAATTGAGCGGCTGTGAACCAGTACTCGTAATTACTGTCGTTTGGTTTGCCATAGGTGGAGATCAGAGTCCTTTCGTTGTTTACATCAACGATTTGCTCTACTGGACCTCTTTCAAATGGGGCAGCAATCGCACCAATGTTAGCCAGTGATACTGTGCTAACTGTAGTGAAGTCGCGCTCCCTAATAACGACACCTGGCGATAGTTGTGACGCTGCCATGTGATAACTCCTTATAAAGAATACTATATCAGTTTTCTGAAATTATTTATAATTTTCAACTACTGAGTTTCAGCGATACTCCCACATATAAGCACGATCTCCGTATTCATCAGTGTGCCAAACATCTCCATCCGCATCTACAAATGTTTCATCCGCACTCCCATCATCTATAAATCCGAATGGTGCCATGTCCTGTTCTATATTTTCTTTCTGGTCATCATAAATTCTTTGACGGACATCATTGTCATTCATCTCTCTGAAATATGGTTGTAATGCCAACCATGCAAATATCACCAAAGTCATTGCCAGGTCATCGTTGCAACCATCTTCTGCTTCAAATGACTTACCCTTTTGAATGAATGTAGTAAGTTCTGAAATTATGTCATAGTCTGCTATTAGGAGTTTATCTTCTTCTATCAATGCTTTTAGATTAGAACATCCTACCTGTTTAACAGTGGTGCTCATCTTAACTCCCATCTGAGTTTTATTACCTGAGAATCCCTGACCAACAACTTGACCTGCTCTACCTCTCATGGATGCCATAAGAAGATTATCATATTCCAAATCAAAATGTATGATGTCAGCAACCTGTCCACCCACATCATTAATCTCTACTAAAACAAATGCATGATTATAGTTAGCAGCAGTTTGTACTATGATGTTAGGAAATAATAGAGGTTTTATAGTATTGTTTCTATACTTGGCAACCAATTTATATGGGAACGTAGTAGTATCTACAACTGTGAATGCAGAATAGTCATGAGACACACCTCTGGCCACATCAACTGCTATGACATACTGATGATCTTTAATTGCTTCTTCATATATGTCTAGTCCCGCATTAGATGTTATTGCTTCATCGTATGCTAATACTTTTAATTTAGATGGAGCTATAAGAGTATCAACAGATCCTAAGAATTCACATTCAAACTCAACTTTGAACTGTTGTTCTGATGTGTTCCTAATTGTCTGCTCTCTCCATGCAGCATCTCTACCAGGTATCTCCGACCAATGCACTTCAGTATTTACATACTCATTTTTACCACGTTCTGAATCGTGCCACAACTTGTAGAACATATTCATACCATGTGGTGTGGATATGATTATAACTTTAGTTTTCTTACCAGATGAAATGGTAGGATATACAGAGGAGAAGAACTCATCTGCGATATGAGTTGGAACGAACGCGAACTCATCTAGGAATATAACGTTAAATGACATACCACGAACAGCACTACTAGATGTAGATGCTGCCATGATCTTAGAACCATTCTCTAATTCTAGACTACCTCGGTTCCAGTTTACGACCCCTTGCTGGAGCCATTTCGGTAAGTGTTCGTACGATTTTTGTAACCTCCCCAACATTTCCCGCGACGTTGCCGCTTTGTTGGCGAGGATCGCGACGTTAACCTCTTCATTAAATAATACGTACCATAGAAGGTAACTCGTAACAATAGTGGACTTCCCAGATTGCCTGGGTAGTTTTGCAATGTTGAATCTGTGCTCATGAAATTTATTCACCATCTCCTCTTGAAAAGGATACATGTTAAAAGGTACAAGACCCTCATCAAGAGAAACAATTTGAACATACTCACGAATGAAGTATGCAGGGTTGCCAGCACATTTTAAAAATTCAGCAACCTGTTCTTTGGTAAAATTCTGAGCGACATTAGATCGCTTCAGATTGGGATTACCTAAGTAAATATCATTTGGGGCGGTTGCCATTAGCTTAAAGGATAAGGTCTTTCGTTTGGTAGTTCTTGTTCAGCATGTGCAAGCATATCTTCTTCTTGCCCAGGAGTGAACTGAAATACTGCACTGAATCTTGCTACACCACCGTGCTGACGGTTAGGAGCTTTACCTCCATGTGGTATTGATCCAGGAAAAATTACTACTCTACCAGGTTTGGGTACTACACAATCAGTAACCTCACCATCTCTAACAAATACTGTTTCTCCACCCCAAGATTCGCACCACTCGGTAAGTGGATATACCATGAAACTTAATGAGTCTTCAGACTCACCGTCATGGTGTAGATTAGGAGAATCTCCAAATCTGAAACAATTATATACTACTCTATGAAAAGGAGGGACTGGTATACCAGATCTCTCTTGAAATGCTTGTGCACAAAATACATCAAACTCTCCAAAGTTAGGTTGGTCTATAACCTTACCTAAAGAATATGTATTTAAACTTTGTGATGGATCGTCAAAAATCAATTGCCATCCATCAAAGTGAATGAAGTATTCCTCCATCTGTTCCACTTCACGCTTGGTGAACAGGTCATCTATAATCATGACCTGCTCTCGCTTCATAATTTGCATTGGAATTACTTCTTAAGTTTCTTACAACCAAACTTAAGTATAGCACCTGCTGCTACTACACCTACTACTATTCCTATACCAACTCCCCAACCGATACCTTGTGGTTCTGGTTCAATAAGTTCCTGTAAGGCAGGTACTTCCTGAATCATCTGTTGTGCTTCTTTTGGTAAGGGAAGATCTTTAAATGCGCTTTCCATTGTTAGGACTCAATTAGTGTACCGTGAGCACGACGTATCTCACGTAATGATTCAAAGTCTTTCTGCTTGGTTCCACCATCGTAGGCCCATGCATAACCTTCATCAATCATTTTTTCGTTAAGGGACAATTGTTCATCCCCAATATATAGCCACCCAAGAAGCCTGCCATACTTCCCAACGCCGCCGTGAAGCTCAGTACGAACAATGAGCTCATCATCGCCAGCCAAAACATCTTCCAGTTTTTCTTTGAGCCAGTTTGTTGCATGAATCCCCAGTTCCTTTTCTTCTAGGTCTCGCGTACGTTTCTCTGGTGTATCTACTCCAGCTACTCTGACACGTTCTTTTTTAAATAAGTCAAATCCAAGATCAATGGTGACATCTATAGTGTCTCCGTCAAGGACTTTATCAACTGTTACTACTCGGAAGTTGTAACAACTCTTCCGACTTGGCGGAACCATCGCTCCCATATTCTAACTCCATTAGTGATCTATTTATCATATCTTCAATTGGCTCTCTTTCCTTCTCCTGCTTCCACTGCTTGAGTTTATTTACTATACTTTCAAGCTGATAAAATTCTCTGGCAGACTCACTCGGTATGGGAGTCGTTGCTATCAGAGATGTCATTAGGAGTGTGGGTATCATAAGTAAAGATCCAATATATTAGATACCCTACTCCACCGAGTAACGTACCTAGCATAATATTTATAGACCAAATAACATCATTCATTAATAGAGATTCTCCTCTTGTTCTGTTAATAGTGTTAGATCTGATGTTGGTAAAGCAACACATGTTAGGACATAACCTTCTTCAAGTTGGTCATCATCCAGAAAGGATTGCTCCTCTTGGTCTACTGTACCTGACTCAATTTTCATAGCACATGATGAACATGCACCTGCACGACATGATGAAGGATGATCTAGACCTGCTTCTTCTAAACCCTCTAGTATACTAGTTTCTTCACCACATTCAAATGATTCTGTGGTTCCGTCAGGTGCTTTAAGAGTTATAGTAGCCATAATTATTTTACAAGGCCATGTATTTATTACTACAGCGGAGGGTACTCAGATTCAATGTCAACTTCCACATCAATATGAGGATCAAATTGTTTTGCTAACCTCTCTACTTGTTTTCTATCAAGACCTGCAAGTGCTCTAGAATTATCTAAACACTTGTAAATACATTCTCTATCAGAAATGGGTGGCTTCTTTGGCCACCCTTGATGATCTACTTCACCTCCAGCACTTGCTTCTAAATGAGAAAGGTCTTGTTTCTCAGAGGGGTTAGTATAATTATGTGTTTCAGGAGACATGTACTACGCCTTTCATACCAGCACCAGCATGAGGTTCACATTGAAACTCATAATCTCCTGCTTTGTCAAAAGTAACTGGAATCTGTTCACCACTCATAAATGCTAAATCAGGATGTGATATCTCTGGATTGTCTAGGAATACTATATTATGAGGTGGTAGATCTCCATTAAGAAAGGTGACCGTATCTCCTACTGAGACCGTCACCTCGTTTGGTTCAAAGACTAAGTTACCTCCTGCACCCATTTGTATAGTTTCAGCAGCATATGCTTGTGCTGCTAGTGTCATGGATAGGAATAATGCAGATACCATTAAGGTTAATCTGCTCATCCACCACATGATTTCATGTTTGTGTTTAGTAATAGTAGTCATGATCTTGTAGCATAGTCAATAAAATGAGGATGCTCCCTTAAATATGGGACATCCTCTTTGCTGTGTTCTATTGCTTCATATGCGTCAGTCGCATACTCACAAATTTCTAAATGATGCTGTTCCGTATCGTGGTAACCTAC